TTCTTCGCTGGACGTTCGTGGAACGGTTGCGAAGTTCCTGTAGAATTGTGCGATGTTCCTGGATGTTCCAGGAACAGTGCACGTCCCGAATGGTAAAGTGGCGGCTTAGTATTACCCGCCACTTTTCTGACAGGATGGTGAACGACACTCGTTCTCGATGGGTTCTTACATTGAACAATTACACTGACGATGAAGTCGAGCAGTGGAACAACGTTCTCGGAGATGAACTCGTCGTCCGATACGGAGTGTACGGGTTCGAGGTCGGCGAGTCCGAGACCCCCCACCTCCAAGGGTTCGTTATCCTTAACCAGCCTGCCCGACTCACTGCAGTCCGTGCTCTCTTCGGAGAGCGCATTCACGCCGAGTTTGCGAAAGGCACGTCGAAGCAAGCCGCGACCTATTGCAAGAAAGAAGGCAACTACAAGGAGTTTGGCACCTTTCCAGGAGCCCAGGGCAAGCGTACCGACATCGATGAATTCGTTGAGTGGGTCAAGCAGTGTGATCGCAAGCCCAACCAGCGTACGATCGCATCCCAGTTTCCTACCATCTGGGTTCGGTTCCCCCGTGTGGTCGGACTCGTCGACCACATCTGGCCCGCCCCCGATCTTCTTCCACCCGGATTCGAACTCAATGAATGGCAGCAGGAGCTCGACGGACAGCTCCGTCAGGAGCCTGACGACCGAAGCATTCTGTTTGTCGTTGATCCAATAGGTTCGTCCGGAAAATCTATGTTTGTGCGGCACCAATTGACGACGTATCCCGATGAGACGCAAGTTGTGAAGCTCGGGAAAAGAGATGATTTGGCTTACGTTATTGATCCTTTGAAACGTGTTTTTTTCTTTGACATCCCAAGGTTGGGAATGCAGTTCTTTCAGTACAATGTAGTTGAACAGATTAAGGACCGCATTGTGTTTTCGGCGAAATACCAGAGCTGTGTGAAGGTTTTCGACCACGACGCGCACGTTGTGGTGTTTTGTAATGAGCAGCCGGATTTGAATGCAATGACCGGTGACCGATTTAAGTTCTTTGACATTACTTTAAACTATTAAAATACGTAGTGTTTTGACGGAATGTTCCGACGTATTCATGATCGGAATATCCGAATGGGTAATCAGTTGGTGAAACACACTGATACCAATACACTTCGAACAGCGGATTGTCCGCGTACGCCTGATCGGTGTTGCTATAATTGAACGTCTTGTTGATTCGCATGTACGTGTCAATATGCCAGAGGAAAGGCGATGTCTTCCAATCATACCCTTCTATTCCGTATTTGGCTGATAACATCTTCTTACGATGAGTAAGAATGTTGAAGTTGCCATCCGGATTCATTTTTGCGTAGTTCAACGTCGAATCATACGTTGAAGCGCTTGTGTTGTCGATGAAGTTTGCGACTCTGTCGTAACTGTCATCAAAGGTTCTGAAGAACTTGTTCGCTATCTCGTTCTTCCACTCTCCAAACGCTACGTTTGGCTCTTTTAACTGCACTACCGCCCAATGCATGATCACGGGAGGGCAAGGAGGGATTTCTTCTTCCCCGGACACAGTTCGTAACATTTCAAATGTCCGACAGAATCGGATACCTTTAACGGTCAGTGATGATCCGTACTTTGTATCGATTCGTGAAGCCGTTGTACTCGACGACGGGAATTGAACTATGTTCACGTACAAATTGCCCAGTTTCACTCCTCCGATGAGGTATTGGGGAGGTCCTTGGATTGCGTTTGCGCGCTGTCGGGGTGGGGGCACTTTGACCCGTTTTCCGTATTTGGTTGCAGCGAGCGCGTTTGGCGCGTTTCGCTTGAGCCACATCTTTTGTCTGTTTTTGCGCCAGACTCTTTGGATTTTGGAGGCTGCGCCTTTGACTTTACCAGCTCCATATGACGGATAACCATACTTGACAGCGTAATAAGCACTCTTATTGTAGGGATAAGGTTTTACCATTGTTTGTTCCAGAGTGTTCTTCGCTGGACGTTCGTGGAACGGTTGCGAAGTTCCTGTAGAATTGTGCGATGTTCCTGGATGTTCCAGGAACAGTGCACGTCCCGAATGGTAAAGTGGCGGCTTAGTATTACCCGCCA